TGAGGCTGAGGCGTTCTATCTGATGACGCTGCCTTCGGTCAAGGAGGTGTACTGCTTTGACACCCGCGTGCAGTTGCAAGACGGCTCGTTTCGCGTCACTACATGGAACTCAATTGAGCCAACGGCGCTGCTCTCGCGGCGCAACGGTGACGTGTTGATCGGCAAGAACGGCTACATCGGCAAGTACAGCACCTACCAAGACCACACCACGGCCTACCGGATGCAGTACTTCACCAACCACGCTGACTTGGGCAACGCCAACGTCACGTCGCTGCTCAAGCGATTGAAGGTGGTGGTGATCGGCGGCACAAACCAGTTCGTGACAATGAAGTGGGGCTTTGACTTTGCCACCAACTATCAGTCTGCCAACGCGCTCATTCCAACGCAAGGTGTGTCTGAGTACGGAATTGGCGAATACAACATCGCCCAGTATTCTGATGGCGTGGCTCTGCAAACTCTGTCAATTAGCGCGAGTGGTAGCGGTAAAATCGTGCAAACGGGGTATGAGTCCAATATCAGTGGCGCACCGCTGTCGATTCAGCGGATTGAAATCCAATCCAAAGATGGCAAGATGTCGTAATCAACAAGGAGATTGATGTGTCGAATTATGTACAGTCCACGAATTTCGCCACGAAAGACGCGCTGCCGTCCGGCGACCCTCTGAAGATCGTCAAGGGCACCGAGATCAACACGGAGTTCGTCAACATCGCTGTGGCCGTGGCGACCAAAGTTGACAGCTCTGGAGCGCTGGGGACACCCACCAGCGGCGTGTTGACCAACGCCACCGGCTTGCCTATCGACGCAGGTACTGTTGGCACACTGCCTATCGCCAGAGGCGGCACGAACGCCACAACTGCCGCCGCTGCAAGGACGAACCTTGGTTTGGTTATTGGTACAGACGTACCAAGTCCAACTGGAACAGGTGCTTCAGGATCATGGGCCATCAACATTACTGGCAATGCTGCCACAGCAACTTCTGCAACAACCGCAACAACCGCAACAACCGCAGCCAACGGTGGCGTTACTAGCGTTAACGGTTTAACAGGCGCAGTTACAGTTCTTTCGCCTTCAACGGGTTTTGATGGTGTTGGTTCATATGTTTTGGCTTGCTATGGAGTAACAGCCACAGCGGTAACCACTGGCAGACAATCTACTCTTGCAAACGGCACAACGGTATCCGGGTCATCGTTAAGAGTTAGCTCATTGGGAACCGAAAACAACGCGACTTTTGGAAACAATCTGTTTGTTCCAGGCATAACTACTGGAGTAAGCAGCATTTATACAACTTTTCCAACGACAAACACAACAACATTATCAGGCACTTGGCGTCTTGTAGGTGGTGTAACTTGGCAAACCTACCTTACTAACTGTTGTGGAAGTTTTTATACATGGTATCCATTGATGTGGGTCAGAATTTCTTGAAAGGCAAAACATGATTATTGAAAGCGTAAGAAATCCTCAATGGGTAAATGCTGAACACACAATGATTGACGTTGTTGTGAAGTTTGGGCATTTCACAGACGAAGTGCCTTTTACCGCCAACAAAAATGATGTGGCGCAACACGGGCGTGAACTATTTGCGTTAATTGAATCTGGAGAATACGGCGAAATTGCAGCCTACATTCCGCCACCAGAGCCTGTGCCATTGACGCCTGAGCAGCAGCCAACTGTTGACGGCGCACAAACGCTGTGAAAGCCGTTCCACCACGTTTTGTTGTAAAACAAAATGACACAAATTTGCACGTTTATCACGCCAACAAAGGCGAGGGGCTTAACAGGCATGAACACACATTCACGCACCTGACGTTTTGTCATTCTGGACGTTGCATTGTTCGCAAAGAGGGGCGCGAACTGGTAATGACCAAAGACACGCAGCCCGTCAATCTTGCCGCTAATGAGTGGCATGAACTTGAGGCACTTGAAGATGGAACAATTTTTGTAAATGTGTTTGCCGAAGGTAAAGCATGATCACCCACCACTTCAGCGATGGTCTGTACGCCAAGCAAGCGGTTATCCCCGCAGGCACAGCCATCCTGAAGCACACGCATGAGTTCAGCCACCTGTCAATCCTGGCCAGTGGCAAGGTGGCGGTGATGAAGGGCGACGAGGTAGATGTCATTGAAGCGCCAGCCTGCATCAAGATCAAGGCTGGTTTGACGCACGGTGTCAAGGCGATCACGGATTGCGTTTGGTTTTGTATTCACGCCACCGACGAGAAAGACCCGTCAAAGGTGGACGACGTTTTGATTGGAGTTTGATATGCCATTTATCGCAGCAGGCGGTGCAATTTTAGGTGGTTTGCTCAGCGGCAGGTCTGCCCGTAAAGCCGCGCAAACACAGGCCGACGCGCAGCGCGACGCAGCGCAACTAGCGGCTGAGGAAGCCCGATTCCGTCCGGTCGGCATCACGACGCGCTTCGGTCAGTCGCAGTTCACGACTGGGCCTGATGGCCGCGTGTCGGGCGCCAGCTACACGCTCGATCCAGCACTGCGGGCCATGCAAGACCGTTTCTTGGGTTTGGCAGGTGGTGGGCTGACGCAAGCCGAGCAAGCGCAGCAGCAGTTCGCGCCTCTGGGCCAAGCGGCTCAAGGTCTGTTCGGCCTTGGCCAGCAGTACCTGGCGCAGACGCCTCAAGAGGCCGCGCAGCAGTTCATGTCTAGGCAGCAAGAGCTGCTGGCCCCAAGCCGTGAACGTCAGATGGCGCAGCTCCAGAACCAGTTGTTCCAGACTGGCCGTGGCGGCTTGGCTGTCGGAGCCACAGGCGCTCGCCCAAGCGGTGCTGCGGGCCTTGGTGCTGCCAGTCCCGAGATGGAGGCATACTACAACGCTTTGGCCCAGCAAGACGCTGCGCTGGCAGCGCAGGCGCAAGAAGCGGGTATGGAACAAGCCCGATTTGGGGCTGGTCTGTTTAATGTCGGCGGCAATCTGCTCGGACAAGGTTTCCGAGGCCAAGCAGAAGCTCTTGCGCCCTATGAAGCGTATATGCGCGGCGCAACTGGTTTGGAGACGTTGGGCCAAGCACCGCTGGACATCGGTTCGGCTTTGGGTGGGCGCAACATCAACCAGGCAGGCTCTCAGGCGCTCTTAGCTGGTGGTATGGGTGCGGCTCGGGCCGTGGGTGAAGCCAACGCTTTCAACCCGTTTGCAGATTTCTTACAAGGGTCATCGCGAAATAAGACTCTGACAGACGCGCTGTCAAAATTGTTAAGTGGCAGCGGTGCCACTGTTAACCCGTTGAGCACATCCGCATATGGATTCGGTTTGCCGGGTTTTGAAGCCGCGCAGGCTGACATTTACGGTCGCTAAGGAGTAAGACATGGCAGAAATCGTCCAATCCCTGTTCGGCGTCACGCCGGAGATGTACCAACAGCAGCAACAAGACCGGGCCGATGCTCAAGCGCTGCAATACGCTAGGTTATCGCCGTTTGAAAGAGCAAGTTTCGGTATCCAGCGTGGGGCGAACATGCTCGCTGGCGCTATCGGCGGTGCTCTTGGCGGCCAAGACCCTGAGTTGCAGCGCATTACGAGACGTCAGCAGATCGCGGGGTCTTTGAACCCGAATGACCTGTCTACTTTTGAGCAAGCCTTCAACGCATTAGCACCGACCGACCCTCAAGGTGCGATGATGGTGCGGGCGGAGCTTGAGAGGGTGCAGATGGCCCGAGCCAAGCTGGCGTCAGAGAACGCTCTGACTGGTCAGCGTGAGGCTGCGCAACAATCGTCGCTCGCGACTGCTGCCAAGACTCAACTGTCGATTGATCAAGAAAACAAACTGCGCGGTGAATTGTCTAGACTTGGCCCTAACGCTACCGAAGAACAGATTCGCGGCGTATTGGTGCAGTACGGCGATCCAGATAAAGTTTTGACTGCGTTGACTTCTGCCGCTACACGCGCAGAAGACCGCGCATCTAGAGAACGTCAAGCTAAGGAAGCCGCAGACGCCAGGATTGAGGCCGCTAAAATTGCCGCTGATGCCAGACTCGAAGCCGCAAAAGAAGCAGGCGCAAATAGGTTGCAGATTGCGCAGATCATGGCGCAAAATAGGCAGGAATTGGCTGCGCTCGCCGCATCGATGAAAGGACCTAAAGTCTTGCCATCGGCGTTGCAAAAAGAAGAAGACAAGGACTTGGAACTTATCGATTCGCTGAAGTTGCGTACCGAGACTTTGCAGCCTGCCGTAACATCTTTGACTATCGACCCGAAAACGAAAAAAGCGCCGTTGGAACTCGGCCCACTCAAGAACACGCGGTATATGGCGCAAAATGCTTCTGGCAATTCGACCGAAGAAAGCCGCGCATTTGCTGCCTTGCAACGCGCCGTTCAAGAAGCTACCAACTTGAAGACAGATGCGGCTAAGGGTGTGCAGACCGACAAAGACGTGCTCCGCTTTGCCAACGAATTGACCGCTGCGTTCGGTAAGTTTGATACGAAGACTACGCTTGATGCACTTAACAACTTTGTCACCGCGACAAACAAAGCACGAACTAGCGCAGAAAAACGCATCGAGAGCCGACGCAAGTCGCAAGGTATTGAGCCTTACGGAATCGCGGTTGGCACGGCCCAAAACCCAATCAAACTGGACTGACCATCATGCCAACTGTCTACGAATACAAAGGCGTTTCTTACGAGTTGCCCGATGGGCTTACCAACGAAGCGGCGCTGGCGCGTATTAAAGCCAGTTTGGGCAGTACAGCGCCTGTGTCAGAGGCAGATGCTGAGACAGCACGTTTGGCTGCACGTTTTCCTGCACCGCCAGCAGCGCCAGCACCCGCACCTGCGCAACCTAGCATGACCGATCAGCTTAGGCGTCAAGCCGGGCTGGCGGGCCGTGCTGTTGTTCAAGGACTGTCTGCGCCTGCCAACATCGTCGGCGATTTCTTGAGCGGAGCGGGGAACTTGGCACTTATGGCTGCGGGTTCTGAACGCCGCATCCCAACAATGTCGCAAGCGCAAAGTCAGGCGCTGACGCAGTTGGGTGTGCCAGAGCCGCAAACGACAGCCGAACGCGCAGCTCAAGCCGGGATGCAAGGTTTGTTGACCGCAGGTGGTATGGCTGCCGCGCTGCCTAAGACTGTATTCGGTGCCGATCTTGTGCGGCAGTTGCCAGCCGCTACGGCTGCGCCTATGGTTGCGCAACCTGTAGCCGAAGAAACGAAAAGCCTGACGGGTAGCGACTTGGCCGCTTTGGTGGCGAGTATCGGTGTATCGGGCGCTGTCGGTAAAAGCGCAGGCGACATCGCGGGGCGTGTTGCGACAGGTAAACAACCAGTCACAACGATGGAACAAGTGCGGCAGAACGCGCAGCGGTCTTACACCAAAGTCAGCGACTTGGGTATCAAACTGAAGCCCGAAAACGCGGCTTCGTTAGTCGAGCGTCTCAAGACGCGACTCGACGCAAAAGACTACATCCCTGAAAACGCTGCTCCAGTAAACAATGTCCTGTCGAAAATAGCAAGCATTGCCGAGCGCGGCGATGTGTCGTTTGACAACGTGGACAAGATGCGTAGTCTAGCCAATACGCTCAAAGGCAACCCCGACGCGAACGTGCGTCGCTTGGGCAACGAACTGGTGGCTGGCATTGATGAGCACGTCGCGGCGCTGACCCCCCGCGATGTCAGCGCAGGCGCAGGTGGTATTGATGAGGCTGTGAAGACTATCGCCAGCGCACGCAAAGACTGGCGTAATCTGAGCCGCGCTTCGATGCTTGAAAACGTCCTTGATACGGCTGAGGCGAGAGCGCTTAACCCGACCGCCTCTGAGAGTGAACTCATCCGTCAAGGATTTATTAGCTTAGCGGCTAACAAGAAAAAACTGAACCTGTTCAGCCCTGATGAACAAAACGCGATCCGCGCCGTTGCTAAAGGCGGATCGCTCGACCCGCTTATGACTTTGGTGGCGCGATTCAACCCTGAGCGCAGCCAACTGATTGCGGCAGGCGGTATCGGTGGCGGCATAGCCAGCCCAGAGTCCTTGATGTACACGGTGCCCGTAGCGGCTGCTGGTTTCACCGCCGATAAGCTGCAAGCCGCGCTTCGCAGGCAGGCAGCCGAGAGGGCAGTCAGTGGGTTGCTGTCAGGCACAACACCCGCGCCAGCACCGTCGTACTTCACGCGGGGTTTGTTGAGCACCGTAATGACTCAACCCCAGTAAGCGTCACAGCCGTCCTCCAGGCATCTCGTGCTTATTGAGGAACGGCTTGACGTTGGGCTTGGCCCGGCTGTAAATACCAAAGGCTCGGTAGTCGGTGCTAACCATCGCGCCCTTGGCCCTGAATATAGGGTCTTGCAAAAAGATGCTTGGCCGTGGGTTGTGCGCCCAATGGAACGGCGAGTCGGGATGGCATTTGCATTTCATAGTGATCTCCTTATTTCTCTGATCTTGTCGCGTGGCAAACCCATGTTGAACACGCTGGTCATGCGGATGGCTTTGAGTGACTTGTGCTCACTGCGCTGTCGGTTCAGCCGGATGTTCGGCTTGGGCCTTAGCTTGTCGGGCTTGTCACCCATCATGAACACCGCCCGTGGGTAGCGCCGTGCATCGTCGTGTGCGTGGGTCCAGTCAGCAACGTAGATGCGCTTCTCGCCAGCCTTGGTGCGCTTGTTCATGCGGTTGAGCACAGCGTGTGCATCGTAGCGTCCGATGTCGGCGTAGTCGGCAAACTCCTGCGCGGTCAAGCGCCCAAACTCAGCGAATGCCTCCAGTGCCTTGATGACGTGAGAGCCTGTGTTGGTTGTGGTCACTCAGCCTTCTCCTTAAGCGTGGCCCATGCCACTTGGGCACATCTGGCGCATTGGTAGTGGTACTGGGTGCGATGTGGCGATGGGGTCAATAGCCATCTATGTTTACATTGGGTCATGCTGTCCTTTCAATACAAACAAGGTATCGAATGTCGCCAGCCTTTGATCCGACTGCTGTGAACAACTGCGTAGTGAACTCTTTGCCAGCAAGCTCCTTTGGTCTACGGCTTTTTGGCGTATTTACTGTTCGCATGA